TTAGATAGTTGCATGGCAACCTATTTAGATTCTTCCTTTTTAACTTCTTCTTGAGGTTTAGCATCTTTGAATTTACCTACATAAACATCTGCTAAAATTTCTAAATCTTGAACTTGAGATAAAAGGTTATTTTTTGATTGTTGAATGTTTGCAAGTTTATTTACGATTTTTACTTGCTCATCTGACATTTGTTCTTTTTTATATTCTTTGCCGTCTATAGTTATATCTGACATTACCACTCCTTAGTTTTAGATATTGTTTCTGGGTTTTTCTGTTTATCAATTTGTGAAGATAGGTTTGCTTGCATATCAGCTTCTGATTGGTCATTTGCTGTTACACAAGTAATACAATGCTCCTTAGTCATGCTATCAAAGTTCATTCCATCTGAACCTGCACAAGAGCCATACATACTAGCTGAATATTCTCCATCTACTGCTGTATATCTCCAATGTATTGTCTTAACTACATTTTCTGAATTTGTCTCAAAGTTTGGGAAAGACCATTCGTATGTAATCATTATGCGTTCTCCAATGTTGTTATTCTAGCTTCTAGTTCTTGAATTGTTTTAACCAGTAATGGTACTAATTTAGATTGGTCTATTCCTTGATATTCTGGATTACCATTTTCATCTACTGCATCTTTTTCTCCAGAGATTGCTTCTGGCACAACATCAGATACTTCATGTGCTAAGAAACCATCAACTGTTGTATCTGCATCTGTTATAAAATTAAATCTTGCAGGTTTTAATTGTTTTAATCTTGTTGTTGCATCAAAATCATAATTTACATTTTCTTTTAATCTATAGTCAGATGAAGTATTATAAGCTGTTGAAGTATCAGTATAAGTAATACTACCTACTGTTACTGTACTTGCACCACCTGAATATCTAAATACTACTGCACTTGTAGTTCCACTATAACTTTTTAAAATTCTTACTTGACCAATTCCAGCACTTGCATTACTTAATAAAATACCAGCATTTTCTGCATCTGTTCCAACTGAAAGTTCATATCCAGTAGAAGTGTCATTTATAGTAACATTACCATCACTGTCGATACGCATACGTTCTGTATCATTTGTTCCAAATAGTAAATGACCAGCACTTTCTCTGTTAAAAATATAAAAATCATCACTTACTCTTTGTAAATAAGTAACATTAGAACCAGATGTTCCAACTGTAATTTTTGGATTTGTTCCATCAATATGCAATATACTATCTGGAGAACTTGTACCAATACCTACGTTACCAGAACTGTCGATACGCATACTTTCTGAACCATCATTAAAGAATGAAGTATAGCCATTTCCAAAGTTGCTTAATCTAAATTCATATCCATCAGCACCACTATTTTTTGTACTACCACTTTTATTAAAGTTAGCGATAGCTGATACTGTACTGTCACTATTTTTAAATTCAGAAGCTGAAAGAGTTGAGTTGTTTCCTACATCAGTTGTTCTTTGTAAAACTGTAGTTGCATCAGTAGATACAATGTGAAGTATGTCGCTAGGCGATGCAGTTCCGATACCAACTCTCTCTGAACTATCAATAGTAATAGCTGTGCTTGTAGCATTGTCATCTATACCTGTAGAACTGAATGTTGTTAAAGGGTAACTTAATTTTGCACTTGTAACATTACCATCTGCAATTTTTGCAGTTGTTACAGAATTATCTCCAAGTTCTGAATCTATAAAATTAACTGTGTTTGCAGAAGTGTCTATTGTTGCAAATTGAATATCATCTGCCCCGTCATGTATATAAAGTACCCAGTTAGATGAGGTTGTGTCCAGCCAAAATTGTCCCGCATATTGAGTACTTGGTGCTGATGTTCCTGAATTGTTTGTTGCGATTGCTTCTAAGTGCGAATTTATATCAGCCCTTGTAGCTGGAAAGCCCTGATTTGCTATCGAATAATCTGCCTGTGCCATGATGTGTTTTTATCCTATTTATTATTAAATTCAATCATTTTATTATTGCTGACTTCCTATGCCAACAGCTTGAAAGTCAAATTGTCTATCTACAGTATTACCACCACTATCAAAAAATTCAACATTAAAAGAACTTCTATCTTTAGAGTTTAGTTGAAAGAAATCTCCTGTATTTAAGTCTTGACCAATAATTGTAATTGTTGGCACTTGATAAAAAGCATTATCAAATGTAACAGATTTTCCAGCAGTATCAGTACCAGATGCAATATTAGAACCATCTTGAACAACTGTAGGTAAAACAAATTTAAGTGATAAATTATTTATTTTTGGTGTTGCTGATGTATCTGTTGTTGTAAGTATAGCTTTAAATTTAACTGCTCTTGCAACATAATCTCCTGATTTAAAGTTTTGAAAACTACCAAAAGTTACATTGTCATCTGATAAAGCTATTTGTAATTGAACATTAGAAGATATTGCTTCATCTGTATCGCCATCAAATAAACCCTCTTTAGAATCAAATAAACCACTTTGTGCATCAAAGTTATCTACATAATCTAAATGATCTACATTAAATTGATTTAGTAAAACTTTGAATCTGAATTTATTACTAAAATCAAAACCTGTGTTAAATTCATAACTACCAGTTGTTGATACATTACCACCACCAGAATCAAATAATCCAGTAGCATCATCAAAGTCTCCAGTTAAATCATCAAAATTATTTGAAGTATCTAATACCAATCCATTATCTACAACTACGCAATCTGTTTTAGTTCCATCAAATGTAGGTTCTTCAGTTATAGTTTGAACAGCTTTAAATCCCTCGAATACTTGATCGGATATAACAACTGATGTAGCTGTTGCCGATCTTACACCAAATTTATCTACAGCTTTAATAAAATATTTTCCAGTACCTACAAATGGAGTTACAACAGAAGTTGCTGGTCTTGCAATTCTTGGAACGAGTACAGTTGTATTTGCATAAATAGTTTCTGTAGTATCAGAAGTAAATCTTATTTCATAAAAATCTAAATCTAAGTTTGTTACAGCATCAAAAGTATGATGAAGTTTATCTCCAACTACATCTATTGAATAGTTTTGAACAGTATCAGGTGGGTCAAATGCAGTTATGACTTCGTGTTGAGTTGAAGTAAATGCAGATTTTGCACCCAAGCTATTTATTGTTCTAGCCCTAATGTCATATATGACACCCTCTTTAACAGGATATTTTTCTATAATAGTATTAGAACCTCTACGCATTAATCTGTAATCCGTTGCAGTTGATTCTTTGTATTGAACTTCAAATTCATCAGCAAAAGAATCTGTGTTTGATAAATTAACAACTAATTTAGATACAACTGAACCATCAAATAGTTCTATAACTTCATCTGTTACTGAATCAATAGATGGTGCTTGTACTGAATTAGGATTAGGTAATGTTGTTGTTGGAATTGTTGGTGCAATAATTTTTGTAGCCCAAGTGTAATGACTATCTTGATGTTCTACCAAAGTTAATCCAACTGTATAATCATTGTTAAAAGTAATTCCTAAAACTCTAAATGGTTTTGCAGAAAATCCTAATGATGAATGAGTGATGTTAACTATATCTCCAATGTTTAATTCATAACCTTTAAAAGCTACATTTAAAGATAATCCTAAAGCTTGTCTTGATCTTCTTAAAATAACTTCTGCTAATTCTTCTGCTTGATATTTATTTGTTATTGTTGGAAATGAAAATCTACCCTCTAATAAAAATCCACCATCTTCTGCTTTCATTGTTGCGTGTTTATCTTCGTTTGATAATCCTGTTTCATCAATCGGTGGGAATTGAGTTTCATTAACTTGCCAATTTCGATCAGGCTCAATATAAGATACAATAACTCGATTATATCGTTCATTTTTTTGTGGGATTGCTAAAGTATATCCACCAATAATTTCATCTTCAGTTAATGTTACACTTGCTGTTCCTGTTGTTTCAATAACTAAACTATATTTACCTTGTGAATATGGAATATAACCTCTACAGCCTTTAATCATATCTCTTACATTGTCTATAATTTTTTTTGAAGTATCTAATGCTGTATTACAATCAAAAATATTAATATCACTTGCACCTGAATATGGTGTTACTTGTGTTTCGCAAACTTGTGAAGCATCATAAAAACTTTGTAAATCTATTTCTGAAGTTGATAAACCTTTTCCATATCTTTCATTAGTTAAATAATCTAGCAAACACCAAGCTGGGTTTGTTGAGTAACTAGGAGATTGTTCTACTAAACTTGCATTATAAGTTTTAACTTTTTTACCTTTTATTTGAGCCTGAACTTTAGGTATTGCACCCCATACATCTTGATTCCATTTAAAACGAACTGCAAGATAACAAAGACCACGAAGTCTATGATTATTACCCCAAGAAGATAAAGTTGATAATAATGTTGATGAAGTTTGATTATCTGTTCCAAAATGTGGTTCTAATCTGATTAAACTTTCTCCATCTTTATAATAATTAGAATCTGAACTTGCTACTTCAACTGCTGTACCATCTGATAGACTAGATGCAAATGTAACTTCTTTATCATCAACATAAATTTTTTCTATAGAATTTATTTCTCCCTCTGACATAACGATTGCCATATAAAGATAAGTATTATCTTTTCCAGATGATTCCATAAACACACGAACACCACCTAATAATCTTTCCCCATATACAACTGGAATACTTGCATCATTTGATTGTTTATTAACTAATAAACCTTTTTCAAAGTCATCAAATTGATTAGTACCAAAATCTTCTATTTCAGGAACTTTAGGTCTTAATGCCCATGATATAAATAATGTAGCACCTAATTGAACTAAAGGATTTTGAAAAAATTTAAACGCAGGAGTTTTGCTAATAGCTTGTACTGCTGTCGTTACTGATTGAACTGCACCACCCATTATTTATGAAACTCCCTTTTATATTTACTTGATACTCTGTAAATATTATTGTTATCATCTAATCTTAACCAATTAATACATTGATTAGTTTTTAAAAAGTTTTTAAAGTAATTATAAACCCATGACATGACTACTCTAGGGTTTCTTAAAATTAATATATCATATAACCAAAGTCTATCTCCACTTTGCCATTTATCTTTCTTAATAATTGCATTTGTTTTATATTGATCTTCACATTCTTTATTTAAAAAAGCCCAATTAACAAATCCAAATATACCTTTATCATCTTTGAATATTTTATATTGATTACATTTTATAGATGGTTCAATATGGTATTCTAAATCAATATCGTTATATTTCTTATATCTATTAAATTGTTTATAGAAATTAATAATAGTCTCCATTATTCTTTACCCCATTTAATTTGATTGACTACTTCAGATGAAAATTCCATTCCAACATCTGTGCTAAAAAATCTTTGTTGAGAATTATTATTTGTTTTACGACCATTCTTTTTATCAAAATCAGCCCATTGAGATACGATAGATAATACTACATTACTAGTAGTATCAGATTCTTGAATACTAAAATTTTCAATATTGCCTTTATATAGTAATAAAGGGTCAGCAATAAGGGTATTAGAACTATCTAATAATCCTCTATAAATATCCACTTCATCATTAGTTACATTTTCATTTAATACTAAAGAAATAAATGTTTGATCTGCACCAGATAAAGTAAGTTTTAAACTAGATTTACTTACATCAGTTTGTTCTGAAAATTCAGAAAAACCCATA